CACCCTCCATTTGAGTTGAAGAAATTTCCGTAAAACGAGTATACATTACTTAAACTGTCTCAACAGAAACATCATTATTTGATGGGCTTATTTCTTCTGCTTCTTTTTCATTTTCATCCACAGCAACTTGACCTTCTGTGCCCAAATTTAGGGGCGGCTCGGTTAATGATGGTGAAGATTTCTTTTTTTTTGGACTCTCACTAGTTTCGGCGCCGAATTTCCCCTCAAGCACCTGAAGTAGACCTGCTTCAATAAGAGAAGCAACTTCGTCAGTTTCCTCAACCCAAGCAGCAGTTTCACCCAGAAGCAAATGACCCTCTTCGGAAACGTCGAGATATCCTTTGGTATTGTTCCAGACACGAATAGTTCCCTTTTGACCTACTTTGTCGTAACTTGGTTCCATTAGTACGTTGCTCCCGTGTTGCGCATGTTGTAGTTTTCAATGTTGTAGCCAGTTATAGCCGCAATTTGGTCTCTATAAATGACTTCGTTCAATATTAAATTGTACCCTAAATAAGCACCCGCTAATACTCGGTCTCCTTTAATGAGAGTTAAGTCAGAAAACTCCTCAGTAATAGACGATTCGTCAATCATTACCTCTGCGTCGAAATCACTGTCATACCGTGTCAAACAAGGCTTATCCATCAAAGCCGACCTAACAACCGTTGTCAACCTATCTCGCATCAATGTGACTGCTTCTGAACCTTCAGTTTTTGTCCAAATATAGGTGCGCATATTGTATGTAACCCTATAAAGGGGGTCGCCCTGAATGCCTTGCATCATGCGCTCAAAAGGAGAACTTGATAGACACACCGTAATAATACTCGGCCAGTGATCAAGGGCAATGGGCTCATAAGTTAAAAAGAATTCTGGTGTTGGCAACTCATTTGAGTCAAGATTCCAACCTGAGCGGTAACGATTGATTCTGTTAGGCAAATCACTATTCAAATATGTGTTGACATAATACTTAGCCCACTGTGCTCCATGCATCAAGTCTGTTACTGGTGTGCTCATTTATCTTGTTCTTCCGTCTGAAACATAATCTGCCGCCAATATTGCAAGGCGCTCAGCAAATTGCTTTGGTTCGTAAACAATCTTTCGTTTGGGCATCCTAGTGGTTCCGTATTGATGGAATTTTGCATACTCTAAATCGGTACCAAAAGTTGCCGATTTCATTCTGATGCTATTCGCAGGACCATTGAGAGACCGTAATTCTCTGAACAGTTTTCCAGACGCCACCATAATTGGGGCACCCGGAAATTTTGTTGCTTTCCATGCCGCGTAACGAGGTTTGAGAGGTGACCATCCGCCAACAGGCAAACCGTTTCGTGCAAAGTTTTCCGCATTTGCTCTTTCTAGTTCCCTTTTAGCCCAACGGAAAATAGGACGAAAATCTTTAGAACGACGCTCCATAGCGTTCATTCTTGCAATAGCCGCTCGGGCATCAACCTTGATTCTGATTCTTAAATCACCAGGCACGATTTACCCAATCCTATTTCTGCGCCACCGTTTCACAGACATCAATTCTTTTTCCAAGAAACCCGTTTCCTGTAAAGCAACTTCACGAGCGCCAAGGTCTTTGATGCCCACAACATCGTCGTGCATGTTTTGCACTTCTCGAGCAGCGGCTCTAAGAATCATTAATTTAAACATTTTGATTCCGTCGCCAGCCAAACCAGCGGTGTAAGTTATGGTCACATTATCGTTTGCGTACCCACGGTAATAATCAATGCCATATGTGCGTACTGTGTAGTCATATCCGTATGCATTGGCGATACCTGCCTGAGCGTAAGTGCCCGCCGTGAGACCACTCTTAACAACAGTAAAAGTGTTGGTGGCAACAGCAGTAATCACCAAAGAAGTCAAATTCAATGCGCTACTAGACATCCCTGTTATGGACACTGTTTGACCAACAGTCATACCGTGGTTAGAGGCAGTGTAGGTAACATTGGAACCCGCCACCGTTGCCGAACTGACTGTTGCTTGCCTCTTCAGTGCTTCACCCAAAGTTTGTTGAACTTCCGAAAGGTTCTTCACAGTCACACTTTGAACAGAGAGAACAGGAGAGTTTTTCAAATAAATTGTTGGAGGTGGTGTGCCGTAGGTGATAATCCCTGCGGCATCAACATCCGTTGAAGAGTAAACATCGTTAAAGAGACTTGTACCCATTGGCAAACCAACATGGTCAGACTCAAGAACGTATGTCTCCACGAATGATGCAACCTCAATCGGTCTACGCAGATAAGTTTCCAGTTCGCTTTGAAGACCATCAATCACAAATTGAGCAGCGTCTTCTTGCCTATTGGAAAAACTAATATCCATGTAAGTCTTTAGTTCAGATACCGTCACTAAAGGCATCGGTTACCTCCGATTGTTAGCGACGACTATTGCGGCGTCTTTCAAGCCTGTTGGCAACACCACGAGCGACACGAGCAAGAGCACCCCTGACGCCACCCCTACGCGGGGAGCCACCTCTTGGCGTAACATTCCGTGGATTCCCTGCATTGCGACCTGCTCGACCCGCGCCTCGTGCGGTTCGCTCGGCGGCTCGCCCACGCCTTGCGGCGTTACGGGCGCCAGCAACAGCACCTCGGCGTTGCCTGCGTGCCGCGTTCAGTTCCGCCTGTCGGCGACGGTAATACCTAGCGTTGCCAGGCACATTGCGACCTCCCACACGGCGAGGGCGACGAACGAAACGGGCACGTCGGACTACATTGCCGCCAGTGTCTACGTCTGTTCGGAACTCAACGTCTTCTGTTGATCTTGGTCGTGGCATCAGTACTCCTCAAAAAGGACTACCCGAATTTTACCACATAATAACTATTAGCAATATTTAACGGTCTTTATTAGGGGGTCTCTCAATATTTACTAAATCTTCCGTCACGGGTTTTGCTACCTCAATCGGAACCCAAGCACGGGAATACTCATATTTTTGCCAATTTTTTTTCTTCAACAATCCGTCAGACATTAAAAGGTCAATCTCGTCGTCATGCATTAGAAGGATGTTGCTCAAGTCGCTTTCGTCATATTTGCTTGACGCAACTATCCGTTTGACCAACCTGCTTAGGGCGTAAGAGTTGACCGAACCCTTTGCTCTATTCAGTCTCACATGCATAATCATGGCGTCAATATCGTCTACATCTTGATATACCACAGGGACGGAACTCCCATGTTTCTTCAAAAACTTTTCTTCGTTAATTGAAATCAGATAACGCTGATATCCATCAATAATCGTGTTGTCGGAAGACTTGACCACAAGCGGTTGAAGCCATCCGTGTTCAATCATGGAGATTCTGAGCAACATTTTTTCTGGTCTAAGAATGCTTGTCGCCCCCCATGAGGGTATTTTTAAAACCTTGTTTTCCACTTTGAATATTTCCATACTTAATAATCCTCTCCTGCCTCTATGGCTTTGAGCCTCATTGTATGGGCTCGTGTTTTGGGTCCTACTGGCGTCGGGGTTGACTGATGGAATTCATTCAACATTAAAGTTCTTATTAGGTATTCCAAAGGAAAACCGTGAGGGTCTACTGTTCGTTTTTTGCGAAAAGCAGAAGCAAACTTTTGCGCGTCCAAACGGATACCTGGTGTCAACATGTGGTCGTCTATGCAATCAGAAACACCATCCCACCCGTTTGCTGCGTAGTTTGAAATAAGCGTTTCAATATCAAAATCAGCCCAATACTTTCTCTGCGCGTCTATCTGTGGAAAGCAACGAACAAGTTGGTCGTAGAACTCAGGTTCAGTTGCGACCACATCGCCTATTCTGCGAATGGCGACTGAGTGGAGCGGTATGCCAACTCGGCTATTGCTTCCAGTTAACTCCGCCAAGTCGTAATACTCGCAATAATCTGCTTTATGCTCATCAATAATAAACTTGAGAACATCTTCCGTAGTCCAATCATAAATCACTTTGGCGAACTTGAGCGGGATGGATTTGGGCAACAAAAAGGGCGAAACAATGTAGTTTTCGTGCAATTTCTGCACACACGACCTGTATCTGACCATTGATTCGTTAGCCCTAACGCCCATCACGAAAGCGGTTCTACCTTTTTTCCCCTGCATTGTGTAGTAATCAACAAGGTGGGGGCAAGGTTTGGAAGGGTCTAAACCAAAATTTTCCGCCCTAATAGCCCAATCTGGCATTTCTCTTATCAGACGACCGTCTTCTCGTCGTTGTGGCGACCACAGTAAAACATATTCCCGTCTACCCAAAACCCAAATTTCCTGACCAGAAGGAAGGCAATACCATTCCATATCAACCCAGTCGTATTGTCGAACTTTTTCTACAAACCTGATTACGGCAGGGCTGACCATTTCTTCATCACGAAAAATAACTTTAACTTTGCCAAGATTTCGTTCTTCATGTATTTCCTTAGCCAAATAAATTATGGCTGTGCTGTCTTTGCCTCCAGAGAATTGGTAACAGACGGTGTCAAAGGTGTCGTAGACATGACGAAGCCTCTCTCTAGCCGCATCAACACAAGAGGTATCAAGAAATAATCTTTGTCGAGTCAAAAGACTATTCCCTAGTCTTCAAAATCTTCAAAGTTGTCTTCAATGCTCAGGTTATCAAAATCCCATTTTCCTTCCAATGATGCCCGCAAGGCATAATCAATTTTGGTTGGCTCCATCCCAAAATCCTGCATCAACGACCACCATTTATCTATAGCACGACGATAAAAATCTTCTGTTGAGTTTGCGGACGAAGAGGAAGATGCAGCCATTCTGCTGACTTCGTCAAATTTCTGTGAAACAAAAAACCTGAATCTGTCAATCTTTGCCCTTCGGACGGCAGATGTAGCCGAAGTTTCGGCAAGAAGAACAGCCCCCTCTGCACCCAATTTTTCGTATTGGCTAAGACGAACTTTTTCTTCTTGGTCAATGCTAACTATTTGCTCTTCTAGATTTTGGGAAAGATACTGCAGGGCACGTTTCCACCGCTCTAAGTTTTCTGGTCTTTCCAAATATTTTTTTTGTGCTTCGGATGCTTTATTTTTAACTTCCTCTGCGACAAGTCGGGAAAATGCTTCATCGTTCATTTCTTTTTACTCCATGCAGGACATATAGGTTTAAAGTGGCACCATCCGCACAATACTCCAACTTTGGTCTCAAAAATCTCTGTCTGGCATCGTTCGTCTATGGCGTTTCTTATTTCTACCAACATTGCTTTAATCCTATTTACATCTTCTTGTGTTGGTTCTTTTGTGAGCCTAGTCCCATCTTTGATGTAGAGCAACTCCAAAGTACCTATCTCCTTATCTTCAATTTCCGACAAGATAACCGCATAAATGAGTAGTTGGTCAAACTTGTCATCTCGGAATCGCAACTGAGGAACTTTTCCCGTCTTGTAATCCCCGATGTTTATCTTGCCTTCCTTGACCGCCCATCTGTCAATAAAACCTTTAATTTGCACACCAAGAACAGAGTGATTTAGTTCGGTCTCAATACCGTCAAACTCAATTAATTCTGACTGCTCCATCTTCATCAAGTTTTCTATGCAATAGCGAGCCCTCAACCTGAACTCATTTATTCGAGATTTATTACCACGATAAATGTTTGAAACATCTTGGGAGTACTCTTCCCAGATTGAACGAAATAAATCTCTGGCATTTACGACTGTTCGCTGAGAAGCCTCAAGACGGTAAAACTCTTCCAAGATGGAATGCACATAATTGCCAAGCAATGTGTGCTCTGTTGCGGGTTCTTTAAGCCCGTCTATCCGAGAAAGTTTGTACTTATACGGACATTGCTGAAATGTGCTTATTGAACTTGGTGAAAGATATTCAGGGGCTTTGAGCACATTAGTCAATATCTTTGCGAGGTGGCATCTCAGGAGATTTGGTTTTCTTAGGTGCTGAAGTCTCTACAGTAACTGATCCTTCAAACTGATAAGAAATCAATTCTGTGATAAGAGCATCAAGTTCTTCTTCGGTGAACTCTGACGGCTTGGGGACAGGACGACCCCCACCGTAGTTAGACCAAAAACTCTTAATCTTTAGTTTGTTCTCATCCTTGGCTTCAAGCAATGTTTTAAAATGCGCATATTTGGGGGAGACAACAGGAGCCAAAGATACGACCGTGGTGGCTTCCATCGCTTGCTCTATTTCGATTGCTTCTTCTGAACGAGCAAGATACAAGCCAACACCAAGAGTCTGAACCGCTTTCTTCAGCGCGTCCGAAACCGCACCCTTGACCTCATCGCCGATGTCAACAGGCTCACCGTTTTTGGAAATTTTTATTTTCTGTCCGCCAACACCATCCCGTGTAACAGTGTTACCTTCAATTGTCGCCACGACGGAAACTTGAGCGACGATTGAAGTCCCAAGTTGTTGCCAATTACTTACTGTGAACGACCAATTTTCTACACCGAGAACTTTGTTCATGCGATTGATTACTTCGCTAACGGGCACGTAAACCAAGTTTGCGCCACCCTTATTAAGGCGCTTTTCCATTTCGGGTGGAAAAGATTCTGTCAATTGTGAATAAATGTTATTCATGATTGTTCCTTTCTTACGATGATGCTTGTTTTGAGTTCGCCCACTTCGCAATATTGGTCTGCGTTGATACCCAATTTTGACAATTCTTTTATGCGCCAGTAAGAGGGTTGTACATAGTCAAGAAGTTTCATGGCAACTTCGTTGGCTGTCATAACAACTTCTCCTGTGTCCATGTCAACAGACAAGTCGTTAAGTCTCCGTAAAACTTCGGAGGCGAGGTCTTCATGCTTCCAGCCTTTGCGGTCAAACGCTGATTTCTTCTCAATCCTTTGCCCGTTTGATGCTGTCGCTTCGTCTGTTTTTAGTTTTTCCGCAATCAGATTTGAATACTGCGTAAAAATATATGAAATGTCACCCTTGACTGCGTGAAGCAAAACAAGTGTGTCAAACCAAAGTTGCTCATCTTCTTGGTCTAGGTTGCTTAGAGCCTTATCGCCAATTGCCATCAATGCTTTGCGGAGTTCAACAATTGGTAACAGATGCTCGTTTGCGAGTGTGTCCTTATCCCAACTGCTCATACGAGCGTTGGAATTTTTGAATTGAGAGACAAGGAAATTCTGATTAAAGTGTCAATGCTCGGCGAGAAGTGACCGTTCTCAATACGGTTAATCGTCTTGCGGTCAACGCCTGCAATTTCTGCCAAACCCTCTTGGCTTAGTTCAATATTGCTTCGTGACTTCTTTACCCATGTGGCAATTACGTCTTTGCTCTGATTGCTAGCGGTTCGTAACTGTGATTTTGTGGGTGACTTGTACGGCTTACTCATATGTTTACTCCCTTTGGTAGATAGTGGTATAGGTTTATCTCATACGATGATAGTGGCTCTTTTCCTCTGAGGCAACCCCAAACCAGTTAAAAATGTAAATGCTCCAACCGCCGAGTCAACTTGGTCGTCGTGGTTGCACGCCTCGGGGAAAGAAGATATTTCGTCAAGCCAATCAGTAATCCACTTTCCACGCACTAAGCGGACATTTCCATTTGCCACAGCGGCAGCGAATGGTCTTGCCCTAGTTTCTTTGTCGCCCGAAGACCGTATCCCCTGTAAGTCCCAACCAGGAACCACATATCTTGCGTATTGGTCGATTAGGGCTTTCCCTGATGAGCCAGGCTCCTGTTCCATTCTGATGGCACAGGCTTTTCCATCCTCTTGAGCGGTCTGCGAGATGAAGGTTTCCACTTTGTCTGATTTAGCCCTAATCTTACGAACATCCATGATGTAGGCAATCCCTTGGTCAAACAGCATCAAGGTGCCAACTGTCCAGTCGGGGTCAGTGTTCCCTGAATGGGGTTCTGTTGCCGCCAAGTCCCAATATCTGACCGCTCGGGCGCTACTTGTTATTTCGGGGACGTCCCCACCATCAATAATTGGGAAATCAGTTCTATCAAATAATGTTCCAAGAGTTGTCGCCCACCAGTCACCAAATTCAAGCCTTCGTCGTTCCACGGGGTCAAGAACCGACAATGCTTGACGATATGACTCAGCGTCAATTCCTGGGTTATCAGTTAAAAATGAGGGTACAAAAAATCTCTGCTCATTTTTGCCCTCCACAATAAATCTTTGACGAACCCAGTTGGGAGCAGGGTTAGAGGCTGACCGCATTCGCAGGGGAACCTTGGATAGCGGACCAGAAGCAGGACGACGCAGACGGGAAAACATATATCTGTAATCAGATTCCCTAATTTCTGTGACCTCATCCATGCCAATAAATTGGAACTCTGAACCTTTATAACGCAAATAGTCGTTGGTGTTATTGAGATATCCAAACGAAATACGGGCACCAGATGGAAACGTTGCAACATAACTATTGGCGTTCCAATGAACATCTTCATGTGCCGAAATCCAACCACGAAAACGATCCATTAGCGCACCAGGCAAAGCCAAGTCCGCGTATGTGCGACGAAACAGAATGGCTGAATAATTAGGTACATCCACATACTGCAAAGCAGACATCAGTAGCGCCGAAGACTTACCTCCACCAGCCGCCCCACCAAACAGACCTTCAAGTGAATAACTTCGCAAAAACACTTTTTGAGTTAATGATGCTTCCTCAGGGCAGAACAGTGGTGCCTTCGGTTGAAGGTAGTCGTAAATTTTATCCCAGTCAGCCATTAGCCCTCGTAAAAGTAGGTAGACCTATAATGTAGTATTAATAAGGTCTTTCATTTGCTAAGGTGACGGTCTCAATGAATATCTATCGTAAATTAATTTTATTCGCGACACGCCGCAACCTTGCAAACTGTTTGATGTTTCTATTCGTCGTAGGCGTTACGGTCGGTGCTGGTTTAATATTTCCTCCCGCGGGATTTATTGCTGGCGGTATCTCCTGCGGAATCTATGGGTATCTGTTGGGATCTGAATAATGGCTTGGAACAGCGAAAACAATAAAGATCTTAGGAACTCCAGTGAAAAAGCCTTGTCAAATCCTGGCGCGCCAATTGCTTTTGATACTCAACGAGCGGGCAAGCCATACAGAGACGGGTGGGACATTGAGCGCGCGTACCGAGACGGTATGCAAAAAGTTACATGGGTTTTTCGATGCATAGATGTAATCGCAGGCAATCAAGCACGCTTGCCTGTCATTTTGCGAAAAGGCAACGACCAACGAGGTGAACTAACCAAAGACAATAAACCGCTACTAGAAATATTCAACTCAAAGTCCAACGACGGAGAAAACTCTTTCGCGTTCAGGTACAGAATCTCGGCACAACTCTTGATGAGTACGAGAGGTGTTTTTATTGAGAAAGTTCGTTCTCGTGACGGAAAAATTATTGCACTACAACTTCTCCCACCTCAACACACAGCACCAATCCCTGACCCCAAAAAGTTCGTAGCAGGTTTTGAAGTGGATATGCGCAACGGCACAAAGTTCACTCTCAAGCCAGAAGATGTCTGTTGGATTAGACGACCACACCCATTAGACCCATATCTTTCAATGACCCCAATGGAGTCTGCGGGTATCGCAATTGAGTTAGAAACTTTGTCAAAACTCTATAACCGAAACTATTTGCTGAACGATGGACGACCTGGCGGATTGTTGGTTGTTCGTGGCGACATGGAAGATGACGATAAACAAGAACTTAAAAACCGTTTCCGTGGAAACCTATCCAAGACGGGGTCAACAACTGTTATCGCTTCAGAGGCGGGTGTTGATTATGTTGATACTTCGGCTTCGCCAAGAGATGCCGCTTACACGCAAATGCGAGAAATTCAAAAGAATGAAATTTTTGCCGCCTTTGGCGTCCCTGAGTCAGTAATTGGAAATGCCGCTGGGAGAACTTTCTCAAATGCTTCAGAAGAACTAAGGGTTTTCTGGATGGAAACAATGGCACCCCATCTGCACACACTTGCTAGAGCGTTTGATGAACTGGACGATAAATATTATGTTGACTTTGACACCAACGATATTCCGATTCTCATTCTTGCCAAACAGGAACGAGAGCGCTATGTGATGGACGAATTTCAGCAAGGATTGATTAGTCTCAATGAATACCGAGATGCAACAGGTCGCAAAAAAGTTGAATCAGAACTTGCCGACAGTCTTCTGTCCAACCCGAACCTCACTCCTATTGCCAATACGGAGAAGCCGTTCAAACCTGAGGAGCAACAGCCTGTTGACATGGCGGGAGTTGACCCGAATGCCGTTCCTGGCGGTTTGCCACCTCAAGAAGGCGCTATGGAAATGCCTCAACCTGCTCCGCCCACACCAATACCTGCGCCAGACACGCCAGCCCAAGCACCTACCGAAACAGCGGCTCTGACCCCCGACCAACAACTTTCTGAGTTCGAAAAGATTCAGAGCGAAATGCAACTCAAGTTCCTCAATGAACTTGAAACCAAAGCGGACACAGACACCGACAGGTGGACCGAAATTTTTGACCGTGCTCTTGAACGACTATTTGAAAGACAACAAAGAGTCGTAATGGAGAAAGCATTTGGTAAACGGGGGGTGAAAGCGCTATCAAGCGGTGCTTTGACTGTGGACATGGTCTTTGACCCTGAGGTTTGGAACAAACAACTTGCGGATGATTTGGAGCCAATCATCATCGCCATCTACCAAGACGCAAAAGAATACGTTGCCTCTAGAACCAGTGAGCAGGTGTCCCTTGACCCTCAAGAAGTTGAGAAACTCGCTCAACAGCAAGTGGCAAGAGTACAAGAAGCCAACACAAGCACAGGGGCGGAAATTGCCGCGGCTATTGCTGTTGCTTTGATGGAAGAAAATCAAGAGGAAAGATCAGTTCTCCTTCGTCTGGCTTTGATTGCGATATTCCTCAAACTGATATCCAAACGTAAACGAGACATTGCTGAGCACGAGGCACAGTCTTCTTACAATGGTGGTGTCTACTTGGCGGGGAAAAATAGCCAAGGGGCTTTCACTAAGACTTGGTTAACACGAAAAGATTCTCGTGTGCGCACTGCCCACAAATTTCTTGAGGGTAAAACAGTAGATTTCGGTGATGGTTTTGTTGTTGACGGAATGGTTTTGCGCTTTCCTGGCGACCCGATAGCGCCACCTGCTTTGACTTTCAACTGTCGTTGCCGTCTCCGTTTTGGATTTGAATCCGAATAGTTTCAGTAAAATACCCCAATATACTGAAAGTGTTCCTTTTTGGGGGCTCCAAATGGTTTATTGTTTATAAACAGACTTTTTTTGGAGAACCATGCCAACAGCACTATCAGAAACGCAACAATATAAAGCGCTGCAAGGTCAATTCAATATTGACGAAGCACTTGGTGTAGTTGAATGTTTCGTTGCTGGCATCGGGAACAAGGACTCTGTTGGCGACATCATCGTACCTGGCGCATTCAACGAAAGCCTAAAAAGGCGCAAACCCCGTGTTGTTTGGGGTCACAACTGGAATGAGCCAATTGGCAAAGTTCTTGAAATGTACGAAGTCCCAGCGTCCGACCCACGACTTCCCATGAAAATGCGTGCCGCGGGAATCGGCGGTCTTTACGCCAAAGTTCAATTCAACCTGAAGTCAGAAAGAGGACGACAGGCTTTTGCTGATGTCGCCTTCTTTGGCGAAGAGCAAGAGTGGTCAATCGGCTACAAAACCCTAGATGCCGATTTTGACCCAAAGCGTCAAGCCAATGTCCTGAAGAAAGTCGAACTCTACGAGGCAAGCCCTGTTCTTCACGGCGCAAATCAACTCACTGGCACTATTTCAATCAAATCAGTTGAAGGACAAGACAATAACGAGAACATCAAGGCTCAAATGCGTGACGAAAAAGGAAAACTCACGGAACAAGGTCGTTCGTTACTGATGCGCATTTTGGCTAGCAGCATGGAAGGACAGAAGCCCGAAGAAGAAGAGAAGCCTCGCAAGGAGTCAGAAGATGACAACGCCGTTGACGCTCCAATGCCAGAACAAGGACGCAAACAAAACCTTCCACTTGCCTTAGCAAAAAAATTTGGCGGCTCGGTGCGAATTAGAGAGTCCGACCCTAATAGCGTAATTTTTGACCACAGGGGGGAAACAGGCGAAATACGCACACTGCGTGTTTCCTATCATTACGAAAACGACCAGTTTATGATTGGGGAACCAACAAGAGTTAAACCACAAACCGTGTATGTCAATGTTGATGGCGATAAGCCAAGCGGTTCTGACGGTGAACGTCGTTTTGAAGACCGATACCGAATGGAACAAGACCCACAGGTTCCAGCAGGGGTAAAACCAAAATCCCCCGAGAAGGCTGACCCTCTTGGTGGAATTATTCCTCAGGAAATCGTCACTGCACGCACACGAGGCTACGGTCCTCGTAGAGGCAACCTTGAAAAGTTGTTGCGCTATTGGCGTCCAATTATGCGCAAACCAGGCGGTTTCCGACGATGCCGAGTCATCCTTGCCAACCACCCCGAGTTGTATCCTTTGAGCAATATTTGCGCTTGGCTTCACCATGAAACCACTGGTCTCTGGCCGAACGAAGGGTGCCATCATCCAGGCATGAAGAACTGCCGTGGCAAATTAAAGAAGAACAATTGGAGCGACTCAGAGTTCAACGACCGTTTGGGGTCAATGCTCAAGCCAGGAAAATCTTTGGATTCTCTCAACGAACAAGAACTCAAATCAATCTTTGATTTCCTTGACAGTGAGGAAAAGGGATACGAAATGATGGAACAACTTGCTACTCGTCTTGCTGACGACGACAAGCCCAAGGGCGAGGAAGAGATGCAACTTGAAGATGTTGAGTTTGAAAACGAAGATGAGGGCAACGAAAAGGCTTATGAGGCTCTCAAAGAGTTTATGAACTCAGAACCAGATTTCATCAACTACATGGCAGATAAAGATAACTGGGTTATGGAAGGCGACGACGACAAGGGCGGCGTCATGGAAATGCCTTACTACGACTCCGAGAAAGAACATGATTGCGGTTGTGGCGGTGGGGAAAGCATGACCCCTCAAAGCATGATTCCAATGTTGATGGCGGCTATTTCTGAACTGATGGGGAAAGATGCCGATGAAGATATTGAAGTGAAGGCGGGCAGAGTCATCAACTCTCGAAACATGGCAAAACTACAAAACGCCTTCAATCTGCTGAAGGAGGTATTGAACGCTGGAGGCGCCAATTCCGATATTGAGAAAAAGTCTCTATCTGAAGACCAAAAAGAAATGCTTTTGGTTTCTTCTTCGGAACGATCATTGTATGAAGTTAAGGAACTTTTAGACCCGATTTTGGATTATTACAAAATAAAAGCGGAGGTAACAGAAGAAGGTGTACAAGTTGAAATCGGTGATGTGGCGGACGAAGCGTTTGACGCATTGCTTAACATTATGGACGCAATGTAAATAAAAAAAACACTTTTATGTTGTTCCATTTGCAGTAAAAAGAAAACGCTAAGATGAGTTATACTTCAATAACAGGTTTACCACAAAAAACGGCAAAATATCAGTGCTTGATGTCAGGCGAAAAACGCTTGACACCTTGCTCTGCTTGCCCTAATCCATCACGGTGCATTGCGAAAACAATGCACTACAAGGAGTCCACAAACATGGCTAGCGAAACACCAGTAGTAAAACTTCTTGCAGACGGCGGAATTGAATGCGCCAAAGGTTTGGAGTTGTCAGAGTGTGGCTACAAGCCAGGCGCAAAAGTTTGTGGGAAGTGTGGAGCAAAGGCTGTCACACAAACAGAAGAAGCCGTACCTGCTGACGCAGCACCAGAAGTAGCAACCGAAAAATCTGAATGGGTTACGGCAGGCGACGAAAAAGTAGCAAAGATGGCGAATGAGGAAACGGAAATGGCAGAAGATGAAGAAATGCCTGCTCCTAAAAAGAAAAAGAAGCCAGCAATGCCAATGGTCGCAGAAGAAGACGAAATGGACGACGACGAGGATATGCCAGAAGATCTTGACGAAGAAGAAGAAAAGATGTACGGCGAAATTGAAAAAATGATGGAACGACGCAAGAAAGACCGTGCCAAGCGCATGGAAACAATGGGCGTTAAGTCCGCCGACTACGACGACCTTGCTTTCGTTTGCGCAATTGAGCGACAAGTCTATGCGGGTGGTTCGGAAATTTGTGCTTCGTGCCCAGGTGGCTGTGAACAGCAAGACACAATGCCAAGCCTTCTTGAAGTTGAGGGTATGGCTGAAAGCATGTTTGCAGGAAAAGTTCTTGATTCAGGCTACGCAGATGAAGTTGATGTGTTTGTTGTTGACGTTCAACGTAAAGATGGAAAACCTGTTGAGGCTTATTTTGATGGCTCCACTGGCGAATGCATGGGCTGGCATCTCCTCAACGAGGATTTGATTGGTGAAGTTGCAACAGTGCCAGGACAAAAAGTCATCTCTTTCAGTGAGGCTTCCGATATTGCAACTAAGTCAATTGAAGGCGAAGTTGTTTCTGTTGATGCAGACATGTTTGATGGTTATGACGCTTACGCCGTGGAGATTGAAGGCGTAGACGGAAAGTCATACGATGTTTATGTTGGTGTAGACGGAGAAATCCTTGGCTTTGACGAATACGACCCAGAAGAAGCCGCTGACATTGATGAAGAAGTAGCCGACATTGCTCTGAAAGCAATGTATAGCGAAGATGAGCGCATGGAAATGGCTAAGGGCGGAATGGCTATGGCAGACGGCTCTTACCCAATCAAGGACGAAGAGGACTTGAAGATGGCAATTA